TTGATTGGCCCATATGGGTAATGCCAACAGGTGCAAGAGAAGAAGAACAGACTGCCACAGCAGGTGACGTGGCTCAGAAAGCATTTCAAAGAGGTTACAATGTGGCGGCAAGAGTGCATGTATATCTTTTTGGTAACAAGATAGGAACGTAATGCAAAAGATAATTGACATGTGGTTTGAATCAGAAGAAATTGCCCTACAATTTTCACAGTCTAAGATGTATGATGTTGGTGCAAAAGTCATAAAGACTGTGGTGTTGTTTGTGGTGTGTCTGATCGGATTATCATATGTGTTGGTTGGTAAAGTCACAGGATACGCAATGAACAAACTACGCAAAATTGAAACAAAACCTATGCCATTACCAAAAACAATGCCAGAGGAAACAAGTTATACAGAAAATGGATTACCAAAAGAAGTTGCTAGAAAAGGCGAAGGCATGTCAGAAAATGACTATGAAAATCTCAGAAAGGTGTTATAATAAACTATGCTTGATAAAATGAAGAACATGTTCAAAGGCAAAGCAAAAGATAAAGCAACACCTGAGAACAAAGAAAAAGCAAAAGCAACTAAGAACAAAGAACCGTGGGTAAGTGTGTTGACCACACACGTTGATAAGACAAATCCAAAGAATGGTTTCTTTGAATTAGATTGGAATGAATACTTTGTGCAATCATTGAAGTTGAATGGGTACAGAGGTGCAACAGATGAAGAAGTAGTAGATAAATGGTTTCAAGACTTATGTAGAAATGTTGCAAGTGATACCGGCGCAGAAGATGTCGGTGGATCTGGTTATGTAAACAAAGTTTTGAGAGATGATGGCAAAACGGAGGTTTCGTGACTTATATAATTGTTGATACAGCAAACACATTTTTTAGAGCAAGACACATAGTTAAAGACAACAATCCTGACACCAAGGTTGGATTGGCTATGCACATAATCCTTAATTCAGTAAAGAAGGCATGGACAGACTTCGATGGTGCCCACGTGGTATTTTGTTTGGAAGGTCGTTCGTGGCGTAAGGATCATTACACAAAATACAAGGCAAACAGAGCCGTGGCTCGTGCCGCACTGACTGAACGTGAACAAGAAGCGGATCAAATATTTTGGGAATCATATGACACCTTCTGTACTTTCATAAAAGACAAAACAAATTGCACAGTGCTACAGAACAAACAACTAGAAGCAGATGACTTGATTGCTGGTTGGATACAACAACATCCACAAGATCAACATGTGATCATTTCTTCCGACTCTGACTTTGCACAGTTAATCGCTCCAAACGTGAGGCAGTACAATGGTATATCAAACACACTCACAACCACAGAAGGATACTTTACAGACAAAGGTGCCGCAATAGTTGATAAGAAAACAGGAGAACCAAAGAAGGCACCCAACCCAGAATGGTTGTTATTTGAAAAATGTATGCGTGGTGACCCCACAGACAACGTATTTTCAGCATTTCCTAAGGTGCGTAAGAACAAGTTATTAGAAGCATTCGAGGACAGGAGCAACCAAGGATTTGTGTGGAATAACATCATGCTGAGCAGATGGGTAGATCATGAGGGAAACGAGCATAGAGTAAAAGAGGATTATGAGCGAAATAAGGAACTAATTGACCTAACTCGCCAGCCAGATCACATAAAACAGATAATTACAGATACTATAAAAGAAGCGACATCTACACCAAAGAGTTCGACACAGGTAGGCGTATATTTGATGAAGTTTTGTCATTTATTTGATCTACAAAAGATAACTGATCTCGCAGGACAGTATGCCGCTCCACTCAACGGGAGATATGGAACGTGAGTAAAATTAAAACAGTAAAAGACAATTCAAGTTGGATCATCACAGACGACAAAGATAAGACCAAGGTTGGGTCCATAGTTAAGAATTCAACAAATAAGTATGCAGTGCAATTAAGAGGCACAAGCAAAATTTTCAGTAAAACAGATCTAGTGAAAAGTTTTGGTTCACAACTGTTCGCAGTGACACAAATCAATAAACAACTGCCAAGTCCAAATTTGGTGTATGATTATCCTTGTGACACACAACCATACAATAAGATGTTTTACTTGAAAAAGAAAATACCAATATACACAAAAGAAAAAAAATCTAAAAGTTTTTATTGTGCAGGCCATTACCTAATAAAGAAGAATGGATGGAAAGAAGAATTCTGTCCAAAACTAATCACACTTGAAAAATACCAATTTCATGGCCCATTTGATAATTTGTACAAAACGAAAACATTCGCAAGAAAGTATCTTAGAATATGAACACAGTTCACATAGAAAAATTTATTGCCATGGTGAATGCAAATGAGCAAACAAGACAACCTGAACTGAGAATGTCCATGCATGATGCTAAACAGTTGCGTGACAACATAAGTGGCATGTTGACTTATGTAATAAAGAAACAAGATGATTTGATAGATACTCAAAAAAAACTAAATGATGCACAAACAATCACAGTCGAGATGAACGGAGAGAAATTTTAATGAAAGTATTAATTTACAGTAAACCAGCATGTGGCTATTGTGTGATGGCCAAAAACTTATTAAATTCAAAGGGTATCGAGTTCAAAGAAAGATACCTTGACAATCCAACAGCGATCAAACAATTCATCGCAGAACACCCTACTAAACGCACTATGCCACAAATTTGGATAGATGGCGAGCATGTGGGTGGATATAAAGAACTCAAGATTAAATTATCATAAACTGCTCATATTACTATGATAAATATAGTAGCACATTATGAGCAGACCAAAACCAAAAGTATTGCTGTCAAAGACAGATAGAAACACATACAAGACTGAAGAAGTCTTAGAGTCAACAGCCATCTGGGCAGTGTTCTTTGATGGGAAACCTATCAATCTAAAAACATCAACAATGGCTTCTGCACATCCAGGTCCTAAGTATAAGAAAGTATCATTTTCAAATCCTGGCCACGCACTGAACCTTGCTAAAAAATTAAATCAAACGTTTGGCTCTGACAAGTTTCAGGTTTACCAACTGAGTACTGGCAAGAAGATACATGGCTGATGATTACAACACAGAGTACGAACGCCTAAGACTAATTAATACAATCGAAGTGTTGGAAGATACCATAGAATGGTACAAGCCACAAATTGAACCTCAAGACTGTGGATGGATGTACACCACCATCGATGGACTCAAACATAGGATAGATGAAGCAAAGAAGGAATTGAAAACACTTGATAAGCCGAAAAAAACAACTAAGCATAGCCTTTCTAAAAAGTCATAAACCAGATTACACTCAAAAAGACTTTGACAAAATGTGGAAAATGGTGTGGAGAAATATCCGACAAGAAAATCCATCCATGCGTCTCACCAAAGGCGGATATCAATTCCTTAAGAACTCCCTCGAATTAAAAGACTACATGGTCAAACTCAAAAGGGAGTGCAAACTCAAACCCGAAATATTGCTTGGTTTAGACAAGTTCATAACCTGCCCATACTACATAACCAACAAAGAGATCTACGTTTTTGAAGAGAAATTGGCCTCAGAATTGGTGCTTAGAGCAGGAGATCTTGACATTTTAATTGTAAGCAGACGCTAAGTCATTGAAATCGAAGCATTTTTAATTTGCCAGATCGTATTGACATTTTGTAGGTTGATAGTATTATATGTAATATAACAACTAAACAAAGGAGTCAGTGAGATGGCAACAGAAATAAGTCAAACTAGAACAGTCAGTCCACAAGAGGCTAAGACTGCAATTACACATTGTTTAGGTTTACAGAGACCTATTATGGTATGGGGTGCACCAGGTATTGGTAAGTCCGACATCGTAAAACAGATTGGTACTGAATCTAAACGTGAAGTAATCGATATTCGATTACCTTTATGGGAACCTACAGATATTAAAGGTATTCCTTTCTTCAATCAAAAACTAAACACTATGGAATGGGCGCCTCCGGCAGAACTTCCAAGTGATCCTAAAAGTACAGCGATATTATTCTTAGACGAATTGAATGCGGCTCCTCCAAGTGTACAGGCGGCGGCTTATCAACTTATCCTTAACAGGAGAGTTGGTACTTACAAACTACCAGAAGGCGTTTCGATAGTGGCCGCTGGTAACCGTGAAACAGACAAAGGTGTTACTTACAGAATGCCTGCTCCGTTGGCAAACAGATTTGTCCACTTAGAGATGAGAGTCGACTTTGAGGACTGGGCAATGTGGGCCACAGAAAATCATATCAATCCACAAGTGGTTGGTTATTGTTCGTTTGCGAAACAAGACTTATATGATTTCGATCCTAAGAGCGGTAACAGATCGTTTGCAACACCAAGAAGTTGGGCCTTTGTGTCACAACTATTATCAGATACCCTGTCAGACAATACTCTCACTGACCTTGTGGCAGGGGCAGTAGGTGAAGGTTTGGCAATGAAGTTCATGGCACATCGAAAGATTGCTTCTGACTTGCCAAACCCTACTGATATACTTTCTGGTAAAACTAAGAAGATGAGCACCACAGAAGTAAGTGCCCAATACTCACTTACAATATCTTTATGTTATGAACTGCAAGAAGCATATGATAAGATGAAAGAGAAGAAACTTGCAGACTGGCACAAGATGGCAGATTGTTTCTTTAGGTTTATGATGGACAACTTCCAAACTGAACTGGTTGTCATGGGTGCCAAGGTTGCACTTACAAATTACCAACTACCGTTCGATCCGAGCAAGTTGAAATCATTCGATGAGTTCCACGAAAAATTCGGCAAGTATGTTCTTGCTAGTGTTGATCAGTAAACAAATACGGGGGTTTTTACCCCCGGTTGACAAATACCAAACAGGAATTATAATAGTATTATGAGCAAGGTAGCAGTGAAACAGAAACAGAGTACAGTAGACAAACAAAAAGTCTTAGAAAAACTAACTGGGGCAAGAATTGCCCTTTTACTTAAACAACCATTTTTTGGCAACATGGCAACTAGAATGCAGTTACAAGAAGCGGACTGGTGTCCAACAGCGGCTACTGATGGCAAACATTTTTATTACAATCCAGAATTTATAGATCAACTTAGTCCTAAGGAAACTGAATTCTTAATTGGGCATGAGGTTCTACATATTGTGTTCGATCATTTTCTTAGACAGGACATGAGAGAGAAACAACCTTGGAACGTATCGGCCGACTATGCAGTCAACATTGTATTACAAGATGAGAACGTAGGCGAAATGCCACAAGGTGATAACAAAGGGTTGATTGACAGCAAGTACAGAGGTTGGAACGCAGAACGTATCTATGAAGATGTTATGGGAGATCCTCAAAAGCAGAATCAACAAACAATGGACGTACACATTGATTGGGAGAATGGTAAGGCAACTGTGAGAGATAAAGATGGCAAAGAGATACAGGTAGAACTTGCAATGGACAAAGATGAAATGAAGAAGATCAAAGATGATGTCCGTGCTGGTGTGTTGCAATCGGCTCAGGTTGCTGGCAACAGCAAAACACCAAAAGCAATTAGAGGACTGATACAAGAACTTACAGAACCTGTGATTGATTGGCGTGAACTTCTTAGACAACAGGTACAGAGTGTAATCAAGAACGATTATTCATTTACAAGAATAAACAGAAAGACACAGCACTCAGGTATTGTGTTGCCAGGTTTACTTAACGATGAAACAATTGACATTGCTATTGCAATTGATACAAGTGGTTCGATCGAAGATGAGAAACTGAAAGACTTCATGTCAGAAGTAAAAGGCATAATGGAAGAATACCAAG